ATGGCAGTTCGGTTAAATGACGATCAGGAAATGGTGAAGACCATTCGTGACGGCTTGAAACGTACCGGTGGCTACTGTCCCTGCCGCCTGGAACGCAGCGAGGACAATAAATGCATCTGTAAGGAATTTCGTCAGCAAATGGCAGATCCCGACTTTAAGGGATACTGTCACTGCATGCTTTATTACAAAGATTGACAGGTTTTAAAAAATTTCAAAAAAGCAAAAAAAGTGGTTGACAAATGAAGATCAACGTGGTAATATACTCAAGCGTTGAGCGAAAGCCAACCAACATGCGCGAGTGGTGGAATTGGTAGACTCGCTAGATTCAGGTTCTAGTGTTCACTGCGGACGTGCGGGTTCAAGTCCCGCCTCGCGCACCAATGGGAAAATCCGGTATTCGTTTTGAATACCGGATTTTTTTTGTTTGTTTTTGGGTGTTTTGTGGTGTTGGATGTTTGAAAATGTGAGTTGCGGAGGAATGTGTTTCCCTTATGTTTTCCCTTATGAGTTTACAGCCTTGATAAATTGCTCCATTCTGGAGGCGCTGGCTTGTTTCATTTGGTCGGTTACATGACCATAAACATCCAGGGTGAAGGCTGCAGTGGCATGTCCTAAGTTTTCCTGGACGGTCTTGATGTCGTCGCCGGATTTGATGGATACTACGGCGTATGAGTGGCGCAGATCGTGGAAACGCGTTGTGGGTGTTCCGATCTCTTCCATAACTTTTTTGAAATCCAGATAAACAGTTTGGTGCTTCAGGTGGTGACCCAGCTCGTCGGTGAACACGAAATCTTGCCCCTCCCAATACTCACCGTGTTTTAACCGGTTCTCCAACTGGCGGTGGCGCACTCTTTTCAGAACGGCTGCCACAGAGGGGGCAATTGCCAAAGTGCGACCTTTGCTGTTCTTGGTGGGGGAGAGGGTGTATTCCCCTTTGCTGCCCCGGACCTTTTGGAGCTGCTTGTTTACGGTGATCGTTCCCCGGGACAGATCTACACACTCCCACTGCAGTCCCAGAGCCTCACCTTCACGCATTCCCGTGAACAGTGTGACTGTGAACAGATCCTCAAAGCGGTGTCCCTTTATGGCTTTTAAGAACGCTGCGATCTGCGCTTCATCCAGCGGGTGAAGCTCTTTTTTTATGATCTTCGGGAGCACGCAGGAATCAGTGGGGTTAAAACGGATATATCCGTTGGCTACTGCCTGCTGCAGAGCTTTGTGGAGAATACCGTGGATATTTTTTATTGTCTTAGCGGACAGCGGATCCCGATCCTCTGAGGTGGCGGAGAGACTGTTGTAGAACTTCTGGATCGTATGAGCTGCCAGGGACTCCAGCTTGATCGCGCCAAGCCCGGGTTTGAGGTGGGTTTTTACGATGGCTTTGTAGCTGTCTACTGTCCGGGGCTTGACACCGCCCAGATATTCGGCAGTCCAGATGTCCAGCCACTGGGCGACCGTCATTTTACTGGGGGCGGTGTAGGTGCCTTCGTCAATGGCGGTTGTGGCGGCTTTCAGTTTCTGGGCGACCTCTTTCTGTGTTTTGCCGGTGATCGAGCGCTGGAGCTGCTTGCCTGTGCCGGGGTCATAGCCGGCTGTGTACCGGGCTTCCCAATAGGTGTATTCTTTGCCGGCGCGGGTGACCGTCTTTTTGCGGATCGTGCCGGTACCGGCTGCTGATTTTCTTGCCATATTTTCCTTGCCTTTCCGGGGCAAATCTGCTACAATAAATGGGCAGACTGCTCCTATCTTGTGGTGAGTGTGGATCGTTTGCATATGCCGCTCCCGGTGCGCTAACACCGGGGGCGGTTTTTTATTTTAAATAACCTAATTCAATAAAGCTTGTACATGCTGTATTTTCTTAGAAATACCGGACAAAAGATATTTATAATAACCGTTCACTTCAAATTGACAATGCATATCTTCATCAAAATCTAGGATTGGCAGAGGAGAAGATTCGGAGAATGGTGCAAAACCGTTGCGAAGAATATCACTTTTAATTATAAATTCGAATTCCTCAAGCACAGCAGCAAGCATGTCGGCCTTATTGGTCTTGGTGGCAAATACTCTGTCGTAAAAATCTGTGCGATTGTCAAATTGCTTATCAAAACTTGAACCTAGAGAAAATGTTTTTTTAGCATATGCTTTTGAAGTCGAAACGTAGGCGTTGCTAAATTCTTCTGCTTTTGCACGATTGGGGGCGGACATTATGCAGATCGCTCTTACCACAAAGAAGGAGAATATCGCTGTATCAGCATATGTTGCTTTGGATTTGTTAAGATATGAGCAATTGTCGTTTTGATTAAAGACCTTTACTGCAGCTACGGTATCAAGTGCAAGATCTTTCGCAGCAGCAGTGATTTCACTGTCAGAGGGTGCGGCTTTTGTATTGGGGCGAATGAGAAGCGTAAGCAGATATCCAACCATATTCTTTATGATGCTAGGTAGCTGTATACCTGCAATGATGTAAAAAGCAATCGCAAAAACGTCTTGATCGCCTAATACTGTTGCAATAATAGCATATGTATATAGTCCGGGTCTAATAAGAATATTATATAAAAAATACTCAACGAGAGAAAGGTTAAGAGATAATGTAAAACAGGGGAGAAAACAAAACGCAGAAGTTATACAAAAGACCCAAAAAGGTGCGCCCATAATAATGAGGGCAAGTGTCAAAGAGAAAAATTGAAGCCAAGCCGTTTTGAGGAGAATGTTTGTGGATTGGTTTTCGTTCATATTTTTACACCCCTATTTAGGCTTGACGAGGGTGAGGTGTGGTTTCTTCCCCGGTCAAAGATTTATATTCGTACTCTAATGTGTTCAAAACAGCGGATTTGCCCCGTTCGTCAAGCTTTCGGAATTTACGGATCAGCTCCTGCTCTAAGGCAGATAGATTGCTTGAAGGTTTGGAGTTGTCTAGATGGATTTCTCCCGGAGCATCTGCCCAGCCCATGAGATAAGCAGGGGTAGTGTGTAACGCTGTAGCTAGTTTTGCAATTTTATCACGGCGCATATTTTCAATATAGCCTGTTTCCCATTTTCGAACAGTACTTTTACCAACGCCAACCTGTTGTGCTACCTGTTCTAAGGTCAATCCATGCTGGGAACGGAGATCTCGAATTTTTCTTGAAAGATCATTTTCAGACATCATTATTGCCTCCTTTCGGTTGCTTTTGATAGCAGTATAGCATAGATGTGTCTTATTTGCAACATGATTTTGAAAAAATGTGTCTTTAAAGACAAAAATAATACTTGACAAACAGAAAAAGGGGTTGTATATTGAAGGTGTCCTAAAAGACACACAAAAAAGGAGGCGAGTCGATGAACAAGCAGAAGCTGCTGGACGCAATGGACACACAGGGGGTCTCCATTCAGGATATGTGTTCGCAACTGAATATGAGCCGATCTGCGTTTTACCGAAAAAGCAATGGCATTTCCGAGTTTACCCAAAGCGAGATACAGAAGATAGTAGATATACTGAAACTGGAATCCCCGATGGGTATTTTTTTCACAGAAAAAGTGTCCTAAAAGACACGAGAGGGCGATGTACATATGGTAGAAGTGATCATTAAAGGAAGGCCAAAAGAAATTGCCGCCCTTGTACTGAAACTACAAGAGCGGCAACCGGAGAAGTTTATCCCCTGTGATTCGGATAGCGAAGGAACTGAGCCTCGCGTATTTGTGCCAGAGACGGCTGACGGTCCGTGCGTAAACTGCGATACAGTCGAGAAGGGTTATTGAAGCATATCAAGAAGGTAGTCACTAACTTTTTTACTCAAACGCCAATAAGAGTTTTTGGTTACTTCAATAACAAGGACGCAATCGTTTTCGTCAAGGCATGGAGAGATCTTGTTGTAAATTTCTTTCGGAGTCGAGCTTGATTGGATGATGTATACAGAGCTAAGGGGCTTACACCAAACACCATTAGATGCGCCCTTGATTGCTTCATACAATTCGTCATAATTCTTGCCCGGCGTATTGAGATCATAGGAAACAAGATAAGTCATAATTTCACCTCCTTTCAGCACCATCATAGCAGAGCTGAAAGGAAATGGCAATCTCACACTCACCACAAAGTGTCTGCCTGTAGAATTGAGTTACCCGGGAATAGAGAGATGACCGCCCGGATCGCCTTCCGAACGGTCACCTCTGCTTATTTGTGTTCACTAAACGCAGAATGCTGCCATTTCTGCAGTGGTAAAGGGATGCGAGCCCGAACAGCATTCGACCGAGGCGACGGTTGCTTAGTCTAGCCCCCTCACTTACGGAGCGACCCGGCTGCCAGTTATGTCCTGGCGGCTACTGTGAGGAAGTTACCGAACACACAGTCAGGGATTCGCATAAGGGATTTCTTTAAGAAGTCCATATGCATCACCCCTTTCTGTCAGAGTCCCAGGCTGCCTGGGTAATTCAATTCTACAGGCAGGCGGAGATTTCGTCAATAGAAACAAATCCACACTCACCACAATACAGTTACCGAGGAGGTACATATGGAAGTAGCAGTGAAATATGAAAAGCTTACATACAGCGTCGCGGAGGCGGCGGAGGTTTTGGGCGTGAGCACAGCCAATATGTATCAGATCATCAAGCAAAAGGGATTTCCCGTTGTGGTGATCGGCAAGCGGCGGCTGATCCCCATCAAGGCGCTGGAACGCTGGGTGGAGGAAATGGCAGCCCAAGGATGGCAGTGACATGGCAACTAAGAAAGCGGAAATGACCCCGGAGCAGAAACAACTGCTGATCAGAAAGGGGTACATGCCGGCACGGTATGAGGTCTTGTACGATCTGCGGCATACCATGATCATCCGCAGCATCGACAAGAAAGAAGCGGCGGTGATCTTTAAAGGCTGAATTCCCAAACGCTTGGGAAAAAGTTTGGGGGGGAACATATGGAACGCACTAAATTCACACCTGAACGCGGAAAGGTGTACAAAAATCACGGTGGTGGAGAATTCCAATGTCTGGATTCGGATCCACGCTTTATGCCCGGCGATGCGTTTATGAAGAACACAGCGTCCGGATGGAGCTTCAAGGCAAGAGGCTGTGGGATCTATGAGGATGGCACCATTGACTGGGACTATTCCACCGGAGGATTCTTTGCCAGATAATAGATTGTATCGCCGTCATCGTGGCGGCAATGCGGGGACGTTTGGAGAGCTGCGACGGATGCGTGGAGCCGGTTCGATTCCGGCAGTCCCCAACATTCGTATGAAGGGAGTGCTGATAAGTGAATATTATTTCGCCCGACTTCCGGGGTGAGTGGCAAGCTGCGATAGAGGCAGCACGGGAAGCGGCATTTCCTTGCTCGGTGGCGGCGCCTGATCCCATGCTGCCCAGAGCTAAAGTGAATGGCACAGATATGATGCCGGTGAGATATCCCACTGGATTTACTTAGGCGAAGAGCCGGGATCAATCATTCTTTTTTGCATCAAACGGTTACAAAATAGCCTGCCCTGTGAAGCTCACCGGGCAGGTGATATGGGCGAGAGGTGCTTCCGGAAGCACGCCTGCAGCACAGCAGGAGGTAGTCGGTTCGAATCCGGCCTTGCCCTCCAGCAGCGTGGGGACGCTGCAATGCGTTTTCTCCTTTGTATAGTTTGGGTTTGGGTGCTCGGTGGTTGCCTTTCTTACACCGGGCGGGACGTTCCGCAGTAGCGGAGCGAAATGCCGTCGGCGGGGACGGTAGCTAAAAAAGAAAATACACCCCACAGGGGTGCAAAAATAAGGAGGATATATTATGAGTCAACAGGAATTGGAACAGACAGATCAGGAGGTAATGGATCTGGTCAACGGGCATTCCCATCCGGATGCGGCGGCAGCTGCGGAGGAGATCGCCGATGCGGCGTGGGAGCCGACGGAGGAAGAGACCACTTGTGACTGTGATGTTCCGGATGTGGATGCACAGTATCGGGAACGGTGCCGTGAGGGCGAAAAGCTGTATCGCAAGCATCAGCGGATCGAGGCGCTAAAGGCTGCGCTGTTTGTGGCGGTGTGCCTGGGCATTGCGGTAGCTCTGTTGGTGGCATGGTACGTGCCGAAGCTACTGATCTGGGTGGTCAACGTTGGTGTTTTTGCCTGCGGCATCGCTGCGGCGGTGAAGATCGATAAGTACATCAGGTGGTGGCGCTGATGGCAACGGTAAAATTTCAGGTACCCAACTGGGCACAGGCTGCCATGGCGGAGAAGATCGGGCTGGATCCGGAAGGTCTGGCGGTTCGCATGGAGGATGATACCGCGATCTGCTATCTGGAGCACAAGACCCGAAAAGAATACCTGCTGGATAAGAAAACCGGCAAGGTGATCGTAACATAGGAGGACATATGGTTATCAATGAAAAAGGCTTGTGCGAGGCTATGAAAGCTGCCTTTCGGAAGAGAAGCACAGGATACAAGGTCGCCGCTAAGTTTTCCAAAAACGGCGAGGAGGAGATCATAATCTCTGCACCCGGCTGGACGGCGATCATTACCCGGGAGAATGCACCCAGAAAGGTGCTTGCACTGATCGTGGAGCACATGGGAGATCTGCCGCAGGAAGGTCAGGCATTTCAGGTGCAGGACACCAAAGCACAGGCAGAGATCTTTGACATGGCTGTGCCGGAGCTGGAAACGCTGGTGGCGGGTGCTGAGGTAAAGCGGACCCAGCTGAACTACAACGGCTATCAGATTTGGCAGCGGACCGATGATCACACGGTATTTATGATGGCGCCGAATCATGAGAATATGCTGGACAATTTTAAGCGTCAGGTGAAGGCAATGGACATTGGCGCGGTTTTCTATGCGGAAGGGATTGCAAGCCGGTTATACATACAACCTCTGAAGGTGCAGCAGAATGAGCTGACCGCATTACACCATCTTGCAAAGCTGCAATGGGTATAAAAAAGGCGGTGCCCCCACCGACCAAAGTTAGGGCACCGCACAATTCACAAATCAGTCCGAAATGGGACCGTGTACCTAAAGTATAGCACACGGTCTCATTTTTGACAAGAAAAATATGGAGTGTGCAAATATGACTGTTATTGAAAAGATCGAAGCCCAGCAAAAGGGCAAGGAAGGGACTGTGCCGTGGATGGTTGGCGAGCAGCTGAAGGATATCTGCCACGCGGATCCCGGCTGTGCTGAATTAGTAGATAAGGACCTGGACAATCCAGCTATGTCCATCGTAGAAGCGGAGAAGAAGATCAAAGCCTGGGCGGATAAGAATAAGAAGGGCAACTGCGCTGTTGTGCCGCCGAATGTGGCGGAGAAGATCATCCGGGAGTTTTACGGATTGCCGGAGGTTGGAGCGGAGCAGACACCATCTCAACAGAAGGTGAGCGGAAAGCCAAAGCTTACGCTGCTGGATATGGTGTGAGGTGGCACACATGGACACGAAGATTATGTGCCAACAGCTCCCAAGGAAAGGTCCGGAAGCAGTGCTGCGCGATACGCTGAAAAAGCACATCGACCAGTTGGGTGGCGAGATCACCGTATTTAAACGGGTCCATATTACCGTTGCACCCAAGATCACGGATATGGTCATAACACCGGAAATACAAGAGGAATATGAGACCCGGAAAAAGGCTGTCTATGCAGCGGAATGCTGCTGTACGGTTTGCAATGAGGTGTATTACACCGACTGGATCACAGAAGGCAGACATAAGGGGATCGGTCTGATCGAAGGTGAGGACGGTCTGACATATCCGAGCCTGGACGATTATGATCCGGGCGTGGGTACCTATATACACCTGTCGTCAGGTGACGGTTTTCTATGTCCCTACTGTTCAGCTGTTACAACGCTGAAGCATAAGTCCGCAATCGGCGGCGGGCGCACATGGCAGCTGCTGATCTCCAGTGTGGAGAACATTGGCATTTATACCACGATATTTTATTGGTTGGTGTTACGATCTATTGATGCCGACGGGAACGTGTTCAGCGGGATCTACCCGTGGCAGGCTTATGTGATCGACGAAGGCGGCAGGCTTCGCCGGTTTATCTATAATCGCAATGACCTTGCGTGGCGGTACTCCACCTCCGGAGGTGATGCGCTTTTCAGCAAGTATCCATCTATGGACGGAGATCTGTACAACTATCGCATAGGAGGTTGGGGTTACGATATCTGCCCCAGTCTCATCGGCTGCACCGGTGAGAAAACCGGTCTGTATGCCTATGTTAATGCCGGGGGAAATATGCCGGTATCGTATCTGAAGACGTGGCGCAGGCATAGAACTGTGGAGAATCTTGCGAATAACGGCTGGTCTGCTCTGATAGAGGGGTATCTCGAAACAGAAACCAGTGGGCAAACACATGATATCCCATATGCGATCATGCCGGGTGTGTTCTTTGGTGGCAAAAAGCCACATGAGATGCTGCACATGGACAAGGTGTCATTCCGCCAGCTGCGCAGCAGGCGTCCGGATGGATGGAGCCTGACGCAGTACGAAGCATGGCTGAAATATAAAGACACCGGTGGCGGTGCCAATGCGCTTATGTTCGATGAATACTACAACAGCTTTACACTCTCCGGTGTAAATGTATTGATGGAGTTGCGAGGGATCAATCCGGACATTGACTTTCCAAAGGTGCATAGCTACCTGACAAAGCAAAAGCTTCAGCCCACTGATGCAGGATTGCTGTTGGATACGTGGCGGATGACCATGCGGCTGTTTGGCAGACGGACGTTGACATCTGAGGAAATGTGGCCGAGAAATTTGTTTGGTATCCATGAGCGGTTATCCCGTCAACAGAGATTGGAGCAGAGTAAAGACGACTGGACAAAGTATCTTGCAGGCTTTATGGAAGTACGGGAGCGGCTGCGTGATCTGGAATGGACGGACGGTGAGCTGTGTGTGGTGCTGCCTAAGGATAACGGCGATCTGATCCGGGAAGGTGATGTGCTGAGGCATTGCGTGTCAGGCTACGGTGAAAGCCACATCTCCGGTAGAGATACGATCTTCTTCATCCGTAAATACCGGCGCCCGGAGCGCAGCTACTACACCCTGGATATCAATATGCTGGGCAAACCGGTCCGCAATCAGCTCCATGGCTACGGCAACGAGCGGCACGGTCCTAACAAGGAATATCATCATAAGATCCCGGAAAAGGTCCTTGCTTTCTGCGAACGGTGGGAAAAGGAGATCCTTATGCCGTGGTATCACGAACAAATGAAACAAAAGAAGGCGCAGGAGAAAACTGCAGCCAGAAAGGAAGCGAAAACAGCATGAGTAATATCGTACCGGCGCGGGACATCGAAACTGTTACCGCTGAGATCAACATCATTACCGTACAGACACAAAGAGGATTACTGACCGGAGCTATTGAGATCGGGCGCCGGCTGGTAGAAGCCAAGAGTATGGTATCTCAGGGAGAGTGGGGCAAATACCTGCAGGAGCGTGTGAACTATTCCCAGTCCAGCGCAAATAATCTGATGAAGCTATACCGGGAGTATGGCGACAACCAAGCATCGTTATTCAATGATTTCGCGAATTCCCAAACGTTTCAGAATCTGACCTACACAAAGGCATTGGCAATGCTGGCACTGCCGGCAGATCTGCGACAGAGCTTTGTGGAAGAGCATGATATAGAGAATATGTCTACCCGGGAGGTCCAGAGTGCGGTGCAGGAAGAGCTGGAAGCTGTTAAGGCTAAGAACAGCGAGCTGGAGCAGGCACTGGCGCAGGAGAAGGGCGCTGCACAGTCAGCGGAGGTAAAGGCAAAAGAACTGGCCGGGCAGCTGAAGCGGGCACAATCGGAAAAGACCCATGCAGAGTATGAGGAAAAGAAAGCCAAAAGCCAAGTGAAGCAGCTGCAGGAGGATCTTGCAAAAGCTGAGATCCGGGAGAAGGAAGCAAAAAAGGATCTGGAAAGGGCAAAGGAAAATCCGGATATTCCGGAAAGCATGATGGAGCAGCTGCGCGGTGAGGTGGCGGCAGATGCTGCTGCCAAGGCAACGGAGGAGTTGCAGAAAAAGCTCGCTGAGGCGGAAGCTACAGCCAAGGAAGCTGTCGCAGCACGTCAAGCAGCGGAGGGGAAGCTGGAGGATCTGGAAAAGCAGCTGCAGGTGGCGGATCCGAATATGGTGCGGTTGGGTGCCCATCTGGAAGCAGCACAGGAAGCCTTCGACAAGCTGCTGGAAGGTCTGCAGGAGATAAAGGCGGAAGCCCCCGACAAGGCAGAAAAGCTGAAGGAGAATATCATTTCTAAGCTACTGGAGCCGATGATCGAACAGGTGCGGGAGGTTTGATCATGGGAAAAGTGATTACTGCAAGAGGTTATAAAGCTTTCCGGGGAACGATGCAGATCCGTTGGGACGGAAAACCGCATGAAGAGATCTATGGCGACTGGATCTATTCGCCGGATGGCTTTTGGTTTTTCGGAGAGTATATCTACCCAGCTTCGCTTTGCGAGATCGTGGAGGTGGACTGATGGAAAACATTCTCTGCCTCCCCAGAGAGGATAGCTTTTTACATGCGCAGCCGCCCATTGAGGAAAAACATCCGGATTGGAAGTTGATCACCTGTCCGGTGTGCGGGGATGGCTGCTACGTATCCCCGGACCATGAGCGAGCGCTGAAGTCAATTCCTGGTCTGAAAGCTGCTTGTACGCAGTGCGCTCTTCAAGGGAAGAGTAACTCACCCAAAACGAAAACCATGCGGATCAAATTGGACATCAATATGCTTTATGCGAAGATTGATGATGTGTTAGGCAGCAGCCGTTCAAAGGTTGTTCAGGAAAACGGTCACTCCATTGCTGTAGGGCTTGAACTGTTGGCATCATATTTACGGGAGATTGCTGAGAGAGCGATTGAAATCAACGACGATTATCTGATTGATCTGCTCCTTGATCTTCATGTGTTGAAAAGGGAGGACTAAGTATGGATCAATTATCAAAGGATTCGGTGGCGGCGCAGAAAGCCGGGATGTCCTATGGAAAATATATGGCCATGAAGGAACGGCTGGCACCGAAAAAGGAAGTAAAGGCAAAACCGTTGCCACAGCTCCCGGAGAAGTGGCAGACCTGCCCGTGGTGCGGAGTACACTTCAAAAAGAAGGGAAATTCCAAACAACTGTACTGTGAGCCGTACTGCCAACAGGAAGCAGCGAAAGAGCGGGCACGTCAGAGAAAAGAGGAACAAAATGCCGGGAGGACTTAGATATGAGACCGGGCGGGATATGCCGCCCGGTATGCTGGAAAAGGTGGCGGTCAAGCTGGCAGCCAACCTTGCAGCGGATTCAGACCGGAAGAAGGCGGATGCATACGATGATTTTTTGCACAGTAAAGTGCAGGTCGCTCCGGTAAGTGGCTTTGAAGTCCGGCCAGAGGATATAAACCCGGTATTGAAGCCACATCAGCGGGATGCTGTGATGTGGGCTGTCAAGGGTGGCCGCCGGGCATTGTTTGAAGCCTTTGGTCTGGGTAAGACCGTGCAGGAGTTGGAGTGGTGCAGACTGGTGCAGGAACATGAGCAGCGGCCGGTGGTCATCGTGCTGCCGCTGGGTGTCCGTCAGGAATTTACCAGAGATGCACAGCAGCTGCTTGGAATGGATCCTCCGGTGTATGTACGCACCATGGCTGAGGTCATGGATACCCCTGCAAAGATCTACATGACCAATTATGAGCGTGTCCGGGATGGCGATATCGACCCTCACTACTTCGCCGGCGCCGCACTGGATGAAGCATCGGTGCTGCGGTCTTATGGCTCCAAGACGTTCCAGACCTTCATGGATCTGTTCAAGGGGCTGAAGTATAAGCTGGTGGCAACTGCCACACCTTCACCCAACCGATACAAGGAACTGATCCACTATGCTGGGTACCTGGAGGTTATGGACACCGGGCAGGCATTGACACGGTTCTTCCAGCGGGACAGCACCAAAGCGAATAACCTAACACTGTACCCCCACAAAGAGGAGGAGTTCTGGCTGTGGGTAAGTAGCTGGGCGCTGTTTCTTTCCAGTCCTGCAGATCTTGGCTATGATGCCACCGGCTATGATCTGCCGCCGTTGGATGTGAGGATCCACATGATAGGTACCCGTATCGGTGATGTAGTAGATCCTGATGGACAGATCAAGATGATGCGTGATGCTGCAGTCAGCCTTCAGGATGCAGCTAGGGAAAAGAACGAATCCGTGGCGGCGAGAGTGGCGAAAGCGAAAGAGATCGTTGACAGCGACCCGGATGCGCACTTCCTGCTGTGGCATGACCTGGAATATGAGCGCAGGACCATTCTGAAGGATATCCCCGGGACTGTCGATATCTATGGCAGTATGGACTATGACGAACGGGAACGGCGGGTGATCGACTTCTCCGAAGGTAAAACCCGGCTCTTTGCCACAAAGAAGAGCCTGTCGGGATCCGGCTGTAACTTCCAGCGGCACTGCCACCGGGCAATCTTTGTAGGTATTGATTACGAATTCAATGATTTTATACAGGCTATCCACCGCATCTACCGCTTTCTGCAAGGTGAGCAGGTCATTATCGATGTGATCTTCACCGAAGCGGAAGAGCAGATATGGCGTGTGCTTTTGGAGAAGTGGGAGAACCACAACAAGCTCCAAGAGAAAATGCGGGAGATCGTATTGCAGTACGGTCTGCTGGGTGAGCGTCAGGCGGAACGGATGGCGAGAAGCATAGGAGTTGAAAGAGTGGAGATGAAAGGCAAAAACTGGACCTACGTAAATAATGATTGCGTGGAAGAGGTTCGCAGGATGGCAGACAACTCTGTGGGTTTGATCCACACCTCCATCCCTTTCAGCAACCATTATGAGTACACCCCAAGCTATAACGACTTTGGACATAACGAGAACACTGTGAAATTCTTTGAGCAGATGGACTTCCTTACACCGGAACTGCTGCGGATCCTGCAGCCCGGTCGCGTGGCGGCGATCCACGTAAAAGACCGGGTGCTGTTCGGTAATGTCACCGGCTACGGTATGCCATCTATGGAGCCATTCCATGCCCAGTGCATTCAGCACTACATGAAACACGGATTTATCTATTTCGGCATGATCACCGTGGTGACGGATGTAGTCCGGGAGAATAACCAGACTTACCGCCTGGGATGGACAGAGCAATGCAAGGACGGCACCAAGATGGGCGTAGGCTGCCCGGAATATATATTGCTGTTCCGGAAATTGCCCACCGATTGCTCCCACGCCTATGCCGATGTTCGGGTAGAAAAGGCCAAAGAGGAATATCCCCTGAGCCAGTGGCAGCTGGATGCCCACGCATTCTGGAGATCTTCCGGTAATCGCAATCTGGAACCGGATGAGCTGGCACGGCTGAAAATGAGTGACCGCATGCGCCGCTTCCGAGAGCACAGCAAATCCCAAGTATATGACTACGACCGCCATGTGGAGCTGTCGAAGGAGCTGGAAGCCCGGGATGCAATCAGCAAAGAATTTATGACGGTACCGCCTGCATCTGTCCATCCAGATGTGTGGGATGATGTAAACCGCATGAAGACACTGAACACAACCCAGAGTCAGCGCCGGAAGCAGCTGCACGTCTGCCCCCTGCAGCTGGATATTGTGGAGCGGATCATTAACCGATATTCGAACAAGGGAGATATCGTGTTTGAACCTTTCGGTGGTATTGGAACGGTTCCGATGATATCTGTGCGCATGGGCAGGTACGGCTACGGCTGCGAACTGAACCCGGGATACTTTGCTGATGGTGTTGCATATCTGCAGGCAGAGGAAACCGAGATGGAACAGCCCAGCTTGTTTGACCTGCTGGAACAGGAGGCTTTATGAGCAAAGCAAGAAAAATAGGTATTAAAAAACAATATGTGCCAAATTCCAAACGAAGCGGAAAATGGGACAAACAGCAAGCTTCTCTGTTTCAGAAGAAGCGAAATAAGAAATAAGTTAGGTACATCTTTGATTTTGTACGAAGGGCATCGGGAACGGTGCCTTTCTTAGAAAATCAAATCCTTTTTACATGCGCGCGCACGCGCGTATGTGGGCTTGGTAAGGACCTAACTATTCAACCATTTTACATACGGGAGAGGAAAAACAGATGAGAAGAGAAGGCTACTGGGTGATCCGGACATGGGAGGCGGGTTCCGTGGGAGAAAAAACAAAGTTTTGGGTCCCAGGGAAACGCCCGGATAAAAAGCTTACCCGGAAACAAAGGGATATAATCAAGAAGCAGGCACAGAATGAGTACTCATCTGTCAAGCGGTTGGCGAGGATCCTGCACAAGTACTTTTCCGGTGGTGATTATACATTTGGTCTGGACTACTCGGAAGCTGGGATCCGGAAGCTGGAGAAATGGGCAGAAGGCAAGGGCATCGAGCTGGACACCCTCAGTGAAGAAGAGCGAAGAAGTGTTCTGTGGGCTGCTGCGGATCATGAGATCACCAATCTTTTGCGCAGAGTTCGGGATCGAGCCAAGAAGGCCGGTATTGAGGTGAAGGCAGCTTATGTTACCTCGGATCTGGAATGGGATAGAGATGAAGAGCAGTTGATCCCCGCGCGTGTGCATCATCACCTGGTTATCAACCGGGAGGCAAAGGAACTGTTTGAAGATGCATGGAAGAAGTTGGGTGGGTGTACCTGGTCAACTCTGTATGACTATCAGGATGATCGGACGGAGTTGGCCAACTATATGCTTCGGCAGGTACGGAAGGTACCGAACGCAAAGAAATTCCGTACGACACGGAATCTGGTACCGCCAAAGCCAAAGGACCGGATCGCAAGCAATGATTCTGAGATCCAGGTGCCCCGTGGAGGCAAGCTGCTGTATCGGCGGGAATTCTCCAAGTCCGGTCAACCTCAGTACATACGCTATGTTTTACCCAAGTATGTGAAAACGGAAGATCCGGCACCGGATGTACGGATGCAATAGGGAGGGGTGTATATGGCAAAGCATACGGTCAGCTGCAGCGCAAAGTGCCCGTATTACCGGGGGGAGGAACGGCATGAGATATTCTGCGCCGGATTATGTGCAGGAATGGGAACGCATGTTGCCTTCTCTTCTCCGGCTGAACGTAAAAGTTGGACAAAGGATCACTGTAAATCAATCACAGGGCATAAAAACTGCGCTGTGATGCAAATGCTTTCCGGATTGCAGCAAGGGAAAGTAGATTGAGGGGATATGCAAAACGACAACGCACGCGCCGGGGGGCGGGTGCGCGTTTGTGCGTGCGCGCGTTATGAAAAACACCCAGGGTGCTGATCCTGGGTGTTTTTAACGTGCATGATTTGGAAAAAAGTGAACGTTAGGGAGTGCTGACAGGGGGGTTTTTGTTGCGGTTTTGTTTTTGCTATCATAAGCGCAGGAGGCGGTCAAAGGAGGTTTCACAGCATGGGCAGACCAAGAAAATACACCAAGAAGTCACTTAGCGAGGCTGTGGAGCAATATTTTGACAGCATAACCCGGGAAGTCGATGTTACGGAAAAAATCGATAGCGGCAAGCGAGACAGCTACGGGCACGTGATCTGGAAGACGGTGAAGGTAACAAACAAGCTTGGAGAGGTGGCAAAGGTGACGGAATACCTTGTGCCGCCGACGTTGGGTGGGCTGTGTGCCTTTCTGAAGGTGGATCAAAGCACCTGGAGCCGGTGGAGCGATGCAGATCAATTTCCGGAATTTGAGAAGATCATTGGACAGGTCAAGGAACGGCTGCTGACCTGGCGGCAGGAGCAGGTGCTGCTGCGCAAGGATGTGAAGGGACTGATCTGGGACATGGAGACCAATTATGGATGCGGTAAAAAAGCGGATACTGCCCCAAAGCTAAGCGTGATACTGCAGGGAGAACTGGAGAAATATGCAAAATAAAACTCTGGTCATGCCAAAGCCCAATGAAAAACAGGCTAAGGCAATGCGACTGCAAAACCGTTATGTTTCCTATGGTGGAGCCCGTGGCGGCGGGAAAAGCTGGTTTGTTCGCTGGAAGGCAATTCTGCTGGCTTTGTTTTTCGCTGGCATTCGCATTCTGATCACCAGAAAGACGTACAAGGAACTGTTTAACAACCATATTGCACCGCTGCTGATCCTGCTGAATGGCATTGCGAAATATAACAAGCAGGATAAAATATTTACTTTTCCAAATGGTAGCACAATATGGTTTGGATATTGCGCTCATGACGGAGATCTTGGGCAATATCAGGGCGCTGAATATGATGTTTGGTTTGCGGATGAAGCAGGACAGTTTCAGGAAAGCTGGCTGGTCCAGATCGATGCTTGCGTGCGTGGAGCAAACAACTTTCCAAAGCGTACATATTACACACTGAATCCGGGTGGACCAAGCCACGGATACTTTAAGCGGTTGTTCATTGACCGGAATTTTAAGCCGGAGGAGCACCCGGAAGATTACGCATTTGTACAGGCACTGGTGCAAGATAATACAGCATTGATGGCAATGCAGCCGGAGTATGCCAGAAGCTTGGAAAAACTGCCGCCTAAGCTGCGTAAGGCTTGGTTGGAAGGCAGCTGGAATATATTTGAGGGACAGTTTTTCGAGGATTTTATCGATGATCCACAGCATTACGGTGACCGGCAATATTCTCACGTGATCGATCCGTTTGAGATCCCTAGCGGCTGGAAGATCTATCGTAGCTTTGACTGGGGCTATAACAAGCCGTTTTCTTGCGGCTGGTGGGCTGTGGATTATGACGGTGTTGTGTACAGAATACTGGAGCTGTATGGCTGCAATGAGACACCGAATGAGGGTGTCAAATGGACACCGCCTCAGGTGTTTGCCAAGATCCAGGAGATTGAGCGGGAACATCCGTGGCTGGCAGGAAAGCGGATTCAAGGAATTGCGGATCCTGCTATATGGGACGCAGAGACTGGCGAGTCCATAGCGGATGTGGCAGCGAGGTATCAGGTGTATTTTACACCGGGCGATCACAAGCGGATCCCCGGCTGGATGCAGGTACATTACCGGCTGGCCTTCGATGAAAACGGATTTCCCCAAATGTATGTATTTTCCAACTGCAAGGCATTCATCCGGACGATGCCGCTTCTGCAGTATGACGAACATAAGCCGGAGGATCTGGATACGGATGGGGAGGACCACGTGGCGGATGAGGTGCGGTACTTCTGCATGAGCCGACCTATCAAGCCTGTGGTGCCGCAGGAGCCGGATCCTTTCGACAGCAGTCCGCTGAAGCTGTTCCTGGATATCGACCGGGAGGATATAAGACGATCGGCAAGAAAGCCGGGAATGGAGATCATAGATGGATAGGAATAAGCTTTTTGAACAGGGTCAGGGACTCCGCCCGGAGGATATCGCGGCAATGGAGGAGCATCGCCTGCCCCAAATGGTGACGGATGCGCAGAAGAAAGCTGCTGCGCAGACAGTTGCGCCGGCGATCGGCATTGATCAGATCCATGAGGCGATAGAAACGCTTAAGGGATATAAAGAGGGAAAGAAGAATTTGGAAGAACGGATAATCGAAAATGAGCAGTGGTATAAGCTGCGGCATTGGGATTATACCCGGACAGATTCTGATAAACAGGTGGAGCCTGCTTCCGGTTGGCTGTTTAATGCAATTGCCGGTAAGCATGCGGACATGATGGATAATTTTCCGATGGCTAATATCCTGCCAAGGGAAAAGAATGATCAGGAAGAGTCGGAAAAGCTTACCGCAATTGTGCCGGTGGTTCTTGAGCAGGCGGAATTCGAGGCGGTTTACAGCAGTGTATGCGATTCAAAGCTTCATGGCGGAACGGGTGTGTACGGTGTTTTTTGGAATTCCGGCAAGCTGAACGGACTGGGAGATGTGGATATCAGAGAAATGGATATTCTGAACCTGTTCTGGGAACCGGGTGTGACTGACATTCAGATGTCTCCAAACTTTTTCAGCTGGGAAATGTGGGACAACAAGTTGCTGGAGCAAAGCTATCCGCAATTAAAGGGAAAGCTTGGGGGAAATGTACTGACTTCCAGTAAATACGTTTACGACGATACGGTCAAAACGGATGGAAAGTCCCTGGTTGTAGATTGGTACTACAAGAAATATGTAGGGACAAAGCAGGTACTGCACTTATGCAAATTTGTTGGAGAGACGCTGCTGTTCGCATCGGAGAATGAAGCGGAATACAGGGAAACCGGTTGGTACGCCCATGGGCGGTATCCGTTTGAATTTGATCCTATGTTCCGGGTGAAGGGAAGCCCTTGCGGTTTTGGATACGTTGATCTTGGCAAGAGTGCCCAGGAGTATATCGATAAGTGCAATCAGGCTCTGCTGAAGAATCTGCAGGCAAACGCACGTCCACGTTACTTTGTTCGTGAGGACGGAGAAATTAACGTGGATGAATTTGCAAACCTGAATAACAGCATTGTGAGGGTCAAAGGAAAGCTGGGACAGGACAGTATTATGCCGATCCAAGGTACCGGACTGGACGGTACGTATATTACGGTTCTGCAGAATAAGGTGGAGGAGCTGAAGGAGATCACCGGTAACCGGGATATTTCCAATGGCGGTACATCTTCCGGTGTAACCGCTGCTTCGGCAATCGCCGCAATGCAGGAAGCTGGCAGCAAGCTGAGCAGGGACGGGAATAAGGCATCTTATCGGGTGTTCCGTAATGTGGTCTATCTTGTGATAGAGCTGATCCGTCAGTTTTATAAAAGTGAACGGTGCTTCCGGATCCAGGGGGATTCCGGGAAGCCGGAATATGTCAGTTATTCCAATGCCGGAATCAAGCTACAGGAGCAGCCGGCAGCTATGGGGATGGAGAAGACCTATCGGTTGCCGCTGTTTGATATTGAGGTATCGGTACAGAAGCAGAGCGCGTACAGCAAGCTCAGCCAGAATGAAATGGCATTGCAGCTGTACAATGCCGGATTCTTCAATCCGCAGCTGGCGGATCAGGCGCTGGCTTGTTTGGAGATCATGGACTTTGACAGGAAGCAATTTGTGATCTCCAAGATCAAGACGAATCAAACCCTCCTTGCACAGCTGCAGCAGGCACAAATGCAGATTATGCAACTGACACAGATCGTGGATCGTCTTACCGGTCAGAATTTGAGTGCCACGTTTGGTGCACAAATGGGGCTTCCCAACACCGCACCTGCAGGACAGGTGGATATGAATGGGGACGGTGCCAGGGCGTTGGGTGCGGAAGCGACTGAGCCGGCCACCACGAAGGAAGCTCGGAAGCGTGTGGCGGAGTCCACGGCACCGGTGTGACATTGCGAGAGAATGTACAGAAGATTGCCACGCCAGTTTGCGAACTGGCTCGCAATGACAACTAAGTTGGAGAATAAATCATGGTGACAGTTGAATATGTGCACAGTGAAAAAGCGTTTTGTTTGCAGGTGTATGGGCATGCACGGTTTGCACCGAAAGGAGAGGATCTGGTGTGCTGTGCGGTATCCACGCTTACGTATACAGCAGCGCAGAGCGCACTGCAGCTTTATGAGCAGGGGCAGCTGCGGCAGTTTCCGGAAACCTTACTTGAGTCCGGAACTGCACAGGTGGCGGCGGTGGCGGTGCCTGAAGCTATCGAGCAGGTGGCGCAGATGTTTCGTACCGTTGCAAATGGTTTTGATCTGCTGGCAAGGCAATACCCGGAGTACATAGTCTTCCGGGAGACAGTAAATGGTGAAAAGGCGTAAAGCCTTCACATACATAAGGATCGTCCACTTACGGACAGAAAGGATTTGCAGTATGAAAAAAACTTTATGGCTTTATAACGTGGATCTGCAGCTTTTTGCGGATGGCGCAGGCGGTGCCGGTGGCGGTGCTGCAGCGGGAGGAGCCACGGGCGCAACTGCTGCCGACGCCGGGCAGCAAAATACGGGCGCAGGTACCGCTGATGGGGTGCGGCTGCCGACGCCGGGCAGCAACAGCAGGTGACAGATCCCGGTGCTGCTTTTGATACACTCATCAAGGGCGAGTACAAGGATCAGTACAATGCAAGGGTGAAGGATACGGTTGAAAAACGTCTAAAGGGCGTCAATCAGCAGCTGCAAGCTGCCAATGATCAGCTGAAAAGCTTTGAGGCGGCAGCCCCGATCTTTGATATTCTGGCACGTCAATACGGTGTGGAGGCGACGGATTACACTGCGATCGCAGAAAAGATCCGCAACGACACGTCTCTGGTGGAAAAGGAAGCTATGGCCAGGGGAATCGATGTGCAGGATTATTTGAAGATGCGCAATGTGGAGGTTGATAACGCTTCCATGCGGCGTCAGATGGAGATGCAGCGGCAGCAGCAGGAGGAGCTGCAGCGCAGGCAGACGGCAGATGCGCAGGTTTCCCAATGGAACCAGCAGGCTGAGCAGGCGAAGCAGTTCTATCCCGGGCTGGATCTGGAAGCTGAGATCAAAAACCCTGACTTTTCCCGGCTGCTCAGCAGTGGCGTGGATGTTCGCACTGCCTTTGAGGTGATCCACAAGGATGAGATCCTGCAGGGCGCGATGCAGTACGCAGCGCAAAGAGCAGCAAAAAATGTGACCGATAATGTGATCGCAGGTGCCGCAAGACCTGCGGAGAATGGCACCGGCGCCCAGGGCGCGGTGTCCGCGAAGGTCGACCCCAGCAAATTTACAGATAAGCAAATCAGAGAATACCGGGAGCGGGTTGCAAGAGGTGAACGCATCACATTATGACCCGTCAGCTCCTCCCGGCAATGCGAAAGGAGCAAATGAGTATGTTCAAGCGTTATATTCCCTACATGGATCTGCAGCTGTTCGCAGATGATGTGATGAACAGCACTACCTCTGCCGGCTTATCCGCAGAGATGAAGACGTTTTATGACAAGAACCTGATCATGCTGGCAAAGCCCAATCTGGTGCACCACCAGTTCGGTCAGAAGCGACCCATCCCCAAGCACGGTGGTAAGAAGATCGAATTCCGGCGTTTTGCCAGCCTGCCCAAGGCAACCCAGCCCCTGACAGAAGGCATCACCCCTCCCGGCCAGACTTTGGATGTGCTGACTGTGGAAGCTGAGCTGCAGCAGTACGGTGATTTCGTCATGCTGACAGATCAGCTGGAGCTGACCGCTATCGATAATGTGATCCTGGAAACGACGGATCTGTGCGGCAATCAGGGCGGTCAGACACTGGACACTGTGGTGCGCAATGTGATGAACAGCGGCACCAATGTGTTTTACGCACCTAAGCTGGCTGCGGACGGCACGGAGACTGAGGTGGAATCCCGTGCAGCGTTGGATACCAGCTGTGTGCTGACCTGTGATCTGGTTGACCAGGTTGTTGCCTTTCTGAAGGCACAGAACGCCCCCAAAATCGGAGACTATTATGTGGGTATCATCCATCCTTATGCTGCCTACGATCTGCGCAAGGACGAGCGCTGGCGCAAGCCCAAGGAGTACTGTGATCCTGAACATCTGTACAGAGGCGAGTTGGGCGAGTACGGCGGTGTGCGTTTTGTGGATTCCAGCGAGGCAAAGATCTTCTCCGGTGAGGGCTGTCCTGCTGGTCTGAGCGTATTCTCTACGCTGATCCTGGGCGCCAACGCTTACGGTGTTACTGACATCGAGGGCGGCAATATGGAGGTCATTGTCAAGCCTAAGGGCAGTGCCGGTACCGCTGACCCGTTGGATCAGCGTTCTACCGTTGGCTGGAAGGCTATGGAGACTGCTGAGATCCTGATCGAGAACTATATGGTCCGTATCGAGAGCTGCAGCAAGAAGTATTCCGCACTCGTTACGGCTAACTGACAGGAAAATGTGGGGGGACGGGCAACCGTCCCCTGCGAGGATCCAATATAAACAGGAGGATATGTTATGGCAAATACCAACAATTCCCAGGCGGCTGAGAATGCGGCTATGGAGGAGCTGAAGAAGAAGCTTGCTGATGCGGAGGCGAGAGCTGCGAAAGCGGAAGAAGCGAAAGCAAACGCCATCTCCCGGGCAGAGGAAGCCGAGAAAAAGAATGCTGATGCAGAGGCTGCGCTTGCAGCTATGCAGACACAGCAGAAATGTGCCGAAAACGGTGTGCAGAGGTCTGATAAGGTGCGCATCAAGATCCCTCTGGTCAAGAATGGACCGAAGGAGGATGTGCAGGTGTTTATCAATGGCCGGCAGTACATTATCCAGCGCGGTGTTGAGGTGGATGTCCCCAGAGGCGTGGCGGAGATCCTTCACAACAAGGAGAAAATGCTGGAGGTCATTGATGCCTTCGACAAGGCACATGCACAGTAAGCGAGCATAAGGAAAGGGGGCAGAGATGCCCCCTTTTTTGGAATCGTGCTATAGCAGGAGGGAAGTATATGACGATTCGGGAAGCAATCGATCAGGTGGATGCCAATGTGGGCAATACCTATACACAAAAGGAAAAGATCAGCTGGCTTTCCAGACTGGATCAGCGGGTGAAGGTCCTGATCATCGATACCCATGAGGGAGCGGAGAAGGTTACCTTCCATGGTTATGAAGAGGACACGGATCCGGATACGGTGCTTTTGGTACCGGAACCGTTCGACGAAATATATCTGCGTTATCTTGAAGCACAGATCCATTACAGAAATCAGGAAGAGGATCGGTGCAACAACGCAACGGATGCCTACAAGATACTGTGGGAGGAGTTCCGGAATTACTATAACAGACTGCACATGCCTATAAGCACAAGGCTGCGGTTTTGAGGGGGTTATGAGATGGCATTTCCCAGATTACGTGTGCCGGCATCCAGCCGGCAGGTAACAGAGGTTTTTGGCGGGTATAACCACAACCTGCGGATCGGAGACGGAGAATTCTTTGATATGAAGAATTTGTGCTCCGACGATTATCCGCTGCTTTCTACCAGGGAGCACAGAGGGGTATATGTACAGGCGGAGAAGCCAACCGGCATGATCGCAAAGGATTCACTGTGCTATGTGGATGGCACGGATTTTGTGTTTAACGGTCGCGCGTATGACATGAAGCTTGACGATCAGTCGAAAACGCTGCTGTCCATGGGCGCGTATGTGATCATTTTGCCGGATAAAAAGTACTTCAATACAGAAGATGACGCAGACTATGGGAGCATCGAAGCGGAGTTTACCACAAACACACCGGTGACCTTTTCTATGTGTCTGGCGGATGGAAATGCGGTGGCGGCTGAGATCGACAGCAAAGCACCGGAAAAGCCGGCAGATGGAACTCGATGGATCGACACCTCTACGACACCGCATACGCTGAAGCAATGGTCTGAAGCGTCCGGGATGTGGGTGCAGATCGCAAGCACCTATGTGAAAATTGAAGCAACAGGCATTGATGCACTTTTCTCCCAATATGACGGCATAACGGTTACGGGACTTGCAGGCAGTGAGCTGAAGACGGAGACCGGGGACAAGATACTGGACACATTGGAGCTGGAGGAGCTGGAAGGTGCAGCGGTGATCTGGGACAAGGGCGAGGACTACATTATGATCGTTGGTATGCTGACCAATGCAGTCACGATCAGCAACCAGATCACTATTGCACGAAAAATGCCGATTATGGATCATGTGATCGAATGCGGCAACCGTCTGTGGGGATGCCGGTACGGTCCTGCAGCCAACGGTGAGGTTGTGAATGAGATCTACTGCAGCAAGCTGGGGGATTTTAAAAACTGGAGCTGCTTCATGGGAATATCAACGGATAGCTGGGTTGCCGGTGTGGGCACCGACGGTCCGTTTACAGGTGCGATTGCGCACATGGGATTCCCGCTGTTCTTCAAGGAAAACCATCTTCACAAGATATATATCAGCGATACCGGAGGGCATAAGATCGTTGATACTGCCTGCAGAGGTGTGCAGAAGGGGTGCAAGCGGAGCCTTGCAATCGTAGGCGAGGTGTTGTATTACAAATCGCTTACAGGCATCTGCGTATATGACGGATCGCTGCCGGAGTGGATTTCCCAAGCGTTTGGGAATGTAATGTACAAAAACGCTGTGGCAGGTGCGCACGGAAGCAAATATTACGTGTCTATGCAGGGACCGTCCGGTGAATGGCATCTGTTTGTATACGATACGGAAAAAGGGCTATGGCATCGGGAAGATGATCTACAGGTGGATACCTTCTGCAGCTGCCGTGGAGTATTGTATGCCATCAAGCATGGTACAGGAGAAATACTGACGCTGTGCGGAGACATCAGTGAGAAGCCAGAGCAAATAGAGTGGCTGGCGCAAAGCGGAATGCTGGGGCTTTCTATGTCTGACAGAAAGTATATATCCAGGCTGCAACTGCGTTTGCAGTTGCCTGTCGGCTCGGTCCTGAGCTGTTGGGCAGAATACGATTCCTCGGGGAGATGGGTGCATCTGTTCACGGTTGCAGGACGGGGTACAAGGGCGGTAACGTTTCCAATCAAGCCGGTCCGGTGTGATCACATGCGCCTGCGATTGGAAGGCAGAGGCGATATGAAGCTGTTTTCCATTACAAAAACGATCGAGGGAGGAAGCGATATCCGATGAGAATACCGTATCCCAAAATTTGCGGAGAAGAGCGTCAACAGCTGACACAGATCCGCAATTATCTGTATCAGCTGGCAGAGCAGTTGAATGTTGAAGCGCAGAGTGACAGTCAGGTGCGGAATGCTTCACTCCATGCTGCCGGTGGGAAGGTTACCGGTGAAACAGTGGATGCTGCGGGATCACCTGGGAGCAGTTTTAACCAAATCAAAAGCCTGATCATCAAATCGGCGGAGATCGTGAATGCTTATTATGAAGAGATCAAACGCCGCCTGGAAAGCGTGTATGTGGCAAAATCGGACTTTGGGGAATATCAGGAGAAAACCTATCAGGATATCGAAGAAAGCGCAAAAAGGATCACACGGCTTTTTAGAAACCTGCAAACGATCACGGGCGAGGTTGAAAAAGTAATTAAAGTGACAGCCAATATTCAGACAGGTCTTTTGTACTACGTTGACGGTGGCGGAGATCTGTTAGCGCCGGAGCTTCCGGAGGGAACACCGGTTTACGGCGTCGAGATCGGGCAGACTACAGAGCTGGACGGTGAAGATGTGTTTCAAAAATTCGCACGCTTCACCGCTTACGGTATGGCTTTCTACGATGAAAACGGCATGATTTCCGCATATATCACTAACCAGCAGCTGCGAATTCCGCAGGCTGTGATCGAGATTGCATTGACACGTGGCGGTTTTGTGGAAGTGATCGGAAGTGACGGCGGAAGCGTTGAAAGATGGGTAGGTGTATGATATGGCAATTGATGGAAAAATTGAGGGAACGACCTCGAATGAACATATTTCTGCTCTGATCACCTGGAAAGCGGAGAAGAATATAAATGGGAATTACTCAGATGTCACCGCAACGCTTACGTACTCCCGTACAAATTCCGGATACACGACTGCCGGATATTGGTCCGGCAGCTTGTCCATCGGTGATTCTGAAAAGGAAATAACCGGTGCATACATCACGATCACAAAAGACAGCAATACTGTGGCAATCACCCACACTGCCAAGGTAGAGCACAACGCAGACGGCAGCATGTCTGTGCATATCAGCGCAACCGGTAAAATGGCAAAGGGAACGTTGAGCTCTACGACCATAGGCGATGATGTAGAACTGGAGACGATACCGAGAGCCAGCAGCATAACCGGAGCGGATGACGTGGTACTGGGAAGCAAATGCAATGTGCGGTGGACACCGAACAGCAGCGCATTCCGGTATAAGCTGACGTTTTCCTTGGGTGATTGGAGCCATACTACCGAAAAGATCCACCCTAACAGAACCAGCAGCTATAGCTATACGGGGTATATGCTCCCTGTGGCGGTGGCGGAGGAGATCACCCAGGACAGTCAGGCAACCATGGATGTGACCCTGACAACCTACGCTGATAGCGAGTGCACGGAGCTCATCGGTCAGATGGATGCGGTGTTTACGGTGACTGTGCCGGATACGGAGGAAACACAGCCGACGGTGACAATGGAATTGACCGCAGACACCCCCATCGAGGGATTGTATCTGCAGGGATTGTCAAGGGTTTGCGCTGCGCTTAGCGCCGAGCCAAAACTGGGAACGGCTGTTGAAAGCTTTTACATGACGGCTGGTGGGCGGAACTATGCAGCACCGTATCTTTCAGAACCGCTGACATCGGTTGGAGATGTGCAGATCGTCGGCTGCGCTGTGGACCAAAGAGGAATCACCGGGTATGCATATCAGACGGTGAAGGTACTTCCGTACAGCAAGCCGAGGTTGATCGATGTAGCTGCC